CTTGAATTGATCATGCCAATCCTAAGTAAGAACTTTTTGGTAATCGATCAACTTAATGCGACTTCTCAAGAGCTTGAGATGCCGAACAAAGTCCTACCGACTACGAACATTGTAGTTAGTGGGTCCTCCAATGGTACAGGAGGACATATGTCCACTGGGAAACCAGTCCAGGTAAGTACCGGGGAGAGCCTTGCACAGCTCAACCTGGCGCTTAACAGGCTTCGAAACGATCTGTTTTCGATAGCACTGGATTTTGGTCCCAGTTTTGAGGGGTCCAGCTTGATTCGCGAAGATTGTGGTAATCTCTACACGATCGCGCTAGAGTCATTTCAATGCTGGCTGGAGCTATTCCATCTATATGGGTTTAGCTTCCAACAGGTTCCTGTTTCATCCATCTTTCGTTTTGTATATAGACGGATATTGGATGTTCGAAATGTGGTTTTAAGTGGTGTTACATGGTACAGTTATTTTAAGTACTTTAATGCTGCTTTTTACGCAACAGTATTAGGACAGGAGCCCCCTGCACAACCAGAATGGATCGGCCTATGCAAATACCAGGGTACATCTTACCTCTTTGGAGGGAAGTTTTATACCTGGCAGCGTAAGCTGCAAAGATCTGATTGTGATAAGTTCAGGAGTTTCGCTCTTTCTATACTGATGAGTAAGAAAGGCATGCCGCGTCCTGACAAGGACCTTGTTAGCAAGGGCGTTGCCAAGACGGCCAAGAACCTAACGACTCGAAGTAACAACCATGGTTGTCGCAACGGAAAGTTGGTGAAGGGTGAGGGTGAGCGAGGTAAATTCGGTTTACATCTTAATCAGCAAACAATACGATCTGAAGTCAGACGTACTGTGCGTGAAATTTATGGTGATAATCGATTCGATCTCCGCAAGGAGGTCAGACCTTACTTACCTTCCGGTTCTGCGAACTATAACTGGACGAGAGGGAAATGTGGTACATACAATGAGATTCAGAAATCCACCGCATGGCACCGCTTTCTCAGAGACCCTGATAATCAATTATACTTTCGCACAAAAATGACCCATTTAAAGGGTTATGTGTCGGAGTATTATGGTTCTCGGGGCACCTATGACCAATTCATTCGTGAATTGGATGGTGATTTCGTTGTCGGACTTGAAGTCGACAATCGAGATTTTCTGAAAGCGTGGAAACGGTTTTGGTGGAGATGTGTTGCTCTCGCTGAGCAGGAGGAGCCAAACGTTTGTTTGGTTGGTTTATCAGAAGCACTTAAGGTGCGTGTGATTTCCAAGGGTCCGCCGATAACCTATTTTGTTCTTAAGGTTTTCCAGCGGTACCTCCTTTCTGGATTACAGCGGTTCTCTTGCTTTGAATTGACTGGCACTCCGGTAACGGAGAAGCTGATCAACAGCAAGTTGGGGCGCGTCGGCACATCATTTAGAGTCTCAAAGTCATTGCACTCAGGGGATCTTGATTCGGCAACAGATAAGATGGAGAGTTGGTTATCAGAAATGATTACTGATGAACTTTTCGATCTGTGGGAGGAGCAGAATGGCTTCTCCTTTAGTCGTTTCAGAGCTATGTTCAAAAAGGCTCTGACTCAGCATAAAATCTTCTACACGGACGCCAAGTTAACTGGGTGTCCGCATGCAGTTATTTTTGCGGGAAATCAAGAGATCGGTCAGCTGATGGGTTCAATCATTAGCTTTCCAATTCTTTGTATTGGCAATGCCACAGGAAGTAGAATCGCGCTCGAGGTGTCTGGAAACAGATGGATACCTTTGAGACAGTACCCAGGATGGTTCAATGGAGATGACGTCTTGACTCAGTATGAGTCTGGAACAAATTATGATGCTGTGTGGACCGAGGTCATGGCTTTTCTTGGCTTTAATAAGTCAATTGGGAAATGCTATGACAGCGGTTCTTTCTTTAACATTAATTCAACAACGTTTGAAATAATGCAGAATGGAAACTTTAGGTTAGTCCCTTATGTTAATTTAGGACTGATTAAAGGTTTCCAACGTAGCACCAGTTTAAGTACAGACGGCAAAACAGTTGAGGTTGATGTACATCAGTTAGGTGTATTACAGAGAAAGTTGATAGACTCATGTCCGCCGGACTTGGTCGATACGGTTCATGCACTCTTTAGAAAGAGGCATTTATCGGAGCTGAATAAAATCAGTCTTCCTTGGTATCTACCGGTCTGGGCTGGAGGCTTAGGCCTTTATCCACCCGCCGATCTGTCCTTACAGGATCAGCAGAGGTTTTTCTTTGTAAAGCAATTGGTTGCCGAGAATAAAGATCTACGGCCTTCGTATTCATCTGACAAAGAGTGGCAGCATTATGATGCCGCTCTGCGCTTAGCGCGACTCGAGGAACCTCTTCTTCACCCTTACTCTTATTCAAAGGTAATGTGTGATTGGAGAGGCGAGGAGGAAAGTGAGGACTATCTAGTCTATATTTCTTACCATATATGGGAGAAATATGGAATAGATTGTCTTTACAACCCCCGAAAGAGTCAGTCAGTTCAAGCACTGTATAAAGGTGCTCGATTAATAGCGAAGGCTGATAAGAGGATGCAGCGCTCAAAGAATCTACCCTATGGTAGTGTTCTCGAGTACTCTCTAATTCAGGAACCAAAGAAAACTGTTGTACCCATCTTCATCCGGTCAAAAAATGACCCCTAAAATGGACACCGATGACGACTTTGTGCCTTCGTTCTTCTTGCGTTAAACCAAACTGCATTAGTGCAGTCCAGTAACACAATCCTAGAACCAGTCCAGTAGAGTAACTTCCCCGTAAGGGATCCACAATCGTAATGTCTAGTCGACAGTAATCGTGATTGTTGAGACCACTTCATTTGTGGGTGACCAAATAGGGTCACTCAAAAGTGAATGTGCCTCTTACTATACATTGCATAGGTATGCAAGGTATTAGGTATCACGATCGCTGCTGGGAAGACTTCACGGTATCAATTTTGATACCT